CTTTACAACAGGGCAGAGCTTGGTGATTTCAGGATTGCCAGCAATATTTAACGGCACAAAGACCGTCACAAATGATTATAGATTTATAGGCGATTATTCGCCGCAATATGGTTATCCATATCCATTTCTGCCAGCAGGCTTTAACAGCACTTATGTCAATCAAGTATTCTCAGCCGCCGTCACGAATGCAGATGTCGAGCTTCAGCCAAGCATTCCGCAAGGCACGGCTTATCTATCAGGCTATAACGCGGCGAGCTTATACGCTAACACGCCAGCCGTTGAGTCTGCCGTCTATGTAGTTAGCACAGAGATATTTCAATCCCGACTCTCGATAGGCGGTCAGCTTGAGGGCGTTGATTTCACACCTACGCCATTCCGTCTCGGCAGATCGTTGCTATCGAGAGTCCAAGCTTTGCTTGCGCCGTATGTTGATGTCGAAACTATGTGTCAATAATGCCAGCCAATTCCATTCAAGTAGATGTGCGCGATGCGCTTAAGACTGCATTTACAAATTTAGCTGCATCAACTTATAACAGTGTGCCAGAGTCGGTCATCAGCCCTGCAATTGTCTTAGTTCCGGGATCACCATACTTTGAGCCACAATTACTTGGCAAGGGCAATGTCAAAATCAAGATTAATATAGTTGCAACAGCTATCGTCTCATATAACAGCAATCCAGCTTCGCTCGACAATATCGAGAAGCTAATTATAAGCATTCTGGCGGCTTTGCCTGCTGGATACATCGTGGGCGTGGTAGAGCGCCCACTGGTGACTCAAATCGGGGCAGCTCAATACTTGACTGCCGACATCAACATATCTACCTATTACACACAAACCTAAGGAGCAACAATGGCAACGACCGTCATCACGGGGCGCGATCTAGTCTTGACGATCGCTACCAAGAACTATGATGAGCAAGCTTTATCAGCAACGCTCAGCAATGATCCAACGATTGAGACCTATCAAACTCTGTATCAGAAAGCCTACAAACACATTGACGATCAATGGGGCTTTGAAATGGAGATGCTTGCAGATTGGGGCGCAGCAGATTCGCTATGTGAGGCACTTTGGACAGCAGCAGAAACTGCACCTAATACCACGCTGACTTGCGTATTGACTGCCGTCACTGGCGCAGTCTTCACATTTAGCGTGATGCCAGCATTCCCAAGCGTAGGTGGCACATCACCAGATGCACAAACAGTGTCATTCTCTTTCGTAGTAGTTGGCACACCTTCAGAGTCATTCACCTAAGATTAGGAGATCAGGAGCATGAAACTAGGACTTACCATTACATATAGTTCAGGCGATACAGTGACGGCAACGGTGCTGCCGCCTGAATGGGTTAAGTGGGAGACAAAGACAGGGCGCAAGATTACAGACATCAAGGGTGACGACTTGCTGGGAATGTCTGACCTTGCGTTCTTGGCTTATGCAGCTCTCAAGCGAGAAGCTGCTGGCTCACCGTTAAAACCTTATGAGGCTTGGCTAGAGACAGTCGCAGAGATTGATCCTAATGAGCAAAGCCCAAAAGCCACGCCAGTGGCTCAGTCGGACGGCTAGTTGTCGAACTAGCAATCGCCACTGGCATACCGATGCGCGAATGGGTATCGGCTGAAGACATTTTGACGGCTGTGGAGATATTGGAGAAGCGCAATGGCAAGTGATCCGATTAGCTATGACAAGCGCGAGCTTGGCGCAATCAAGCGCGCTTTCAAAGCTATGGACGAACAGGCACTTGCCGAAGCTAAAGAGAAATCAAGTGCTTTGGCTGACTTCTTACGCGGCAAGATTATTTCTGCATCGGCTGGACGAACGAAAGCTGGCACAGCAGCTAGGCGAATTGCCGAAGGCTCTAAAGTAAGCAAATCATCAAAGCTTGGAGAATTGTCATTTGGCTATGCATCACAGCGATTCTCAGGCGGCGCAACCACGCAACAGCTCTGGGGCGGTATGGAATTTGGATCAAAGAATTTTAAGCAATTCCCGAGTTGGAATCCGCAAGGCTATTTTATTTATCCCACGCTTAGGGCAAATCAGAATGAATTGGTGAGACAATGGGAAGTCTCATTTGCAGAGATAGTTAAGAGGTTCGATTAATGGCTGGCTCAAGAACACTTAAGCTGTCGATTCTTGCCGATGTTGATGATCTACGCAAGAAGCTAGGTGAGGGCAGCACAGAGGTCGAAGGTTTTGGCGGCAAGCTTGGCGACTTTAGCAAGAAGGCAGCAGCAGCATTTGCGGTCGCAGGAGCAGCAGCAGCAGCATATGCAGGCAAGCTATTAATTGACGGTGTTAAAGCTGCAATTGAAGATGAGAAAGCGCAGACCGCTTTAGCCACTAGCTTGCGAAATGTTGCAGGTGCAAGCGATGCAGTCGTTGCAGGTGTCGAGAAATACATAACAAAGACGGCGTTGGCAGTAGGTGTCACCGATGATCAATTGAGACCAAGCTTTGATCGGTTAGTAAGAAGCACGAAGAGCGTTGAAGAAGCGCAGAAATTGCAGGCACTTGCCTTAGATATATCAGCAGGCAGTGGCAAATCTTTAGAGGCAGTCAGCATGGCTTTAGGTCGCGCTTATGACGGCAATATAACTTCGCTTGGCAGATTAGGCGTTGGATTATCAGCAGCCGAATTAAAGTCAATGACATTTGATCAAGTGACCAAAACATTAGCAACAACTTTTGGCGGTCAAGCAACTGAGCAGGCAGAGACATTTGCTGGCAAGATGGAGCGCCTAAGCATTGCTGTTGATGAAGGCAAAGAGACTGTCGGCGCATTCGTGCTAGATGCAATCACGCCGCTAATTTCTAACTTTGTCGAGAAGGGCATTCCAGCAATTGCAGCATTTGCCGATGAGATTGGACCAAAATTAACGCCAATTATTGAAACAATTGTGTCGGTGTTCAAAGAGTTTTTAATTCCTACATTCCAGACATGGTGGCGAATTGTCAGCGAAGACATAATCCCTGCAATTAGTGCAGTAGTAATTCCAGTTTTAAAAGGCTTACAATCTGCATTCAACACAATAAAAAATTCAGTCATGGCTAACAAAGATGAATTCCAGAAATTAGAGCCAGTCATCAAAGCGATTGCGAAATTTGTAAAAGACAATTTAGCACCAGTATTAGGCGGCGTGTTAAAAACTGCATTGCAGGCAGTAGGCAGTGTCGTTGGAACGCTTATTAGCGGCTTTGGCAAGCTTGCAGGATTCATTGGCGATGCTTACGGACAATTAAAAAACTTTATAAATTTAATCCAAAATAATCCAATAGTTTCGGGAATTAGCAAAGTAGTTAGCGGTATCTTTGGCGGCGGCAGGGCAGCAGGCGGTCCAGTCAAGGCTGGCACATCTTATGTCGTAGGCGAGCGCGGCGCTGAGATGTTTGTGCCAAAGACCGATGGCGTGATAATTCCCAATAACAAAATGGGCGGCGGCAATGTCACCAATCTAAATATCAATGTCACTGGCGCGCTAGATAAAGAAGGGGTCGCCAGACAGATTGTGGATATTCTAAACAATAGCTTTTATCGCGGCACTCTAGCGGCTGGCTCTATTCTGTCATGAGCCAATGGTCGCCAGTCTGGCGAATCAAGATTGAAGGCGTTGAATATACCGATGTCACGCTGGCAAGTATGTCTCTTAGTTCAGGTCGCACAAATATCTATGAGCAGGCTCAAGCTTCTTATTGCAACCTAGTGCTTATTAAATCCGATGGATCATTGATAGCGCCAGAAATCAACTATGGGCTCACCGTTGAGGTGCAGGATTCGACCGCCGCGTATGTGCCTATATTTGGCGGCACGATTAGCGATATTGAAGTAGGTATTCAATCGGCTGGGTCAGTTATGTTCGTGCAAAACATTAAAATCGTGGCAACTGGCGCGCTTGCTAAATTAAATAGAACTTTGACTGAAGGCGTATTGGTCAAAGACTTTGACGGTGACCAGATTTACAGCATTCTTAGCGATTTATTCTTAAACTCATGGGCTGAAGTGCCTGCCGCTATTACTTGGCAGGCTTATCAGCCTGCCACTGAGCAATGGCAAAACGCTGAGAATTTAGGGCTTGGCGAGATAGATCAGCCAGGAGATTATGAGCTGACGGCAAGAAGCGCATCAACTACGACCGTCTATGCCCTAGTCAGCGCCCTAGCCACTAGCGGTCTTGGTCAATT